TCAGCCAATTTGCTTTCAGACTCAGTAATAGCGCCTTGACCACGCATTTGTTGACGACCTTGTAATGTCAATTCAGCAAGACCTTGCATGGCTTGGCGAGTATTACCAATCTTAGCTTCTAATGTGTCACCACCAAAACCAAGAGTATTAGCTATCTGTGCAGCGCCTAATCGTACATTAGCGCCAGTACCAGTAAATAACTTATTACTATCAATAGCTTGCGTGATTCTATTAGCAGAATCTTCAGTTTTAACTGCCGCAGTAGCTATGCTTTGTGCTTCTTTCATCATTGGGCCAATTTCACCGGCAATAGATTTGCCCATAGACACAATAGTACTAGGTGCGCCAGCACGCTTTAAGCCAGTTTGATATTGGGCAAACTGTGGATTTTGTTGGGCATATTGGAATTCACGCACAGAAGATGGAGTTTCTGGAATTGCCGCTTTAACCAATGCGCCTTGGAATGGTGTAGTACCGCCATATTGATTTGGTAACCCTAAAGCACCAGTTACATCGCCTTTTTGGATTGCTTGAATTGCTGCTTGTCTTTCAGCTTCACGACCTGTGCGTAACTGTTCTGCTAATTTAGCAGCTTGTGTATCACCTTGTTTAGCAAGGTAAGCGCCAGTTAGCATATTTGCTATTGGTTGCAAGTTTTGAAAGAATGAAGTTGGCACATAACGACCACTAACCATTTGGCCTTGTGGTTGCTGTTGACCTTGTTGCATAAGCAAAGTCGCCATTTGTTGTTGGCGATTTAATGCTTGTTGCTGGGCATATAACTCAGGAGGTAATGTGCCTTGTTGGTCTAAATTGATTCCGTCTGCCATAATTATTCCTTAGTCGTATGACATTGTGTCAAAGTGGCTATTGCTAAAGTTAGGGTTTGTACCGTAACTTGGCCCTGTATAGGTTGCAGGAGTAGTAGGCTTTCCACGCAACATCATTGCCATCATCATAGGATTTAAACCTGACATTCCACCGCCTTGTTGCGTTTGACCAGCTTGTTGCACTTGTTGATTTTGTTGTGCAAGCGCAGCATTTTGATTTTGTTGTTGCTGTGCAATATTTTGAAAGACAGGGTTTAAACCTTGGTCTTGTTGTTGAAAATAAGGAGCAACTTGAGTGAAATAAGAATTATCCATTTAGCACTCCGTAGTTAACCATTTTGTAGCCATCTGGGCGAGTAAATACTGCTTCAGGCTTGACCATTTCAACTTCTTGCGCCATAACACCGATATGCTTACCATGCCCTGCAAATGGGTCATCTCTAAATTCAGGTTTATATTCATAGGTGTAAACAGGCAAGCCGTTAGGTAACCATCCTACTTGTTCAATATTTTCTTTCATACGCATATCTGAAGCTGGGGCCATCATGTAAGCTGCGCCTAAAGTACCGCCCAATCCCATCAATCCACTATTCAAACCTTGTTGCGCTGCTTGTTGGGCATTAAAGTTACCCATTTGTGCGTTGTAGCCCATTTGCGCTGCGCCTAATAAATCAGCACCACCTGTAGTAGCTTGTTGTGCAGAGTTTACAAAAGATGGATTTTGTACCTGTGAACCACTACGCAAAGCACTTAAAGTATTGAGTGGCAAATTGTAATTTGTTAGCGCTTGGTTGTAAGCCTGTTGATTTGCTTGCTGACCAACACCAAAACCTTGAGTAGTAGCACCTAACAATAAGTCGTTTTCTTTTATGGCTTGCTGACGCATAGCGTTTTCATAGGCTTGTGTACCTGGTGCAATACCTTGGTTTGCTAATGCAGCAGTAGTGGACTCACGACTTTGTGCAAGTTGTGGTGCTAGGCGTTGCATATAAGCATCTTGGTAAGATTGACCAGGATTCATGCCGGTAGATGGCAAATTAGGGTTAAAACCCTGTCCCATAACATCTTGTACTTGACCTAACTGGGCATTAATAGCAGAACCTAAACCTAAAGATGTTTGGTTTTGATTACTTAAAAGCTGTTGTCCTATATCAGAAAGACTTGTCTTAGCAGTCCAAGTAGGATTACCGTATGGGTCTTGACCTGAAATTGTGTAATCTAAATTACCATAAGGAGTAACTTGATTTACACGATTGGCAGCAGTAGCAGCCCTAGCTGCTTCAAGATTACCTTGTGCAGTTGCTTGTGCTGCCCCTGCGTAATCAGGTGCTGCTGGCGCACTTGGCGCTGGGCCTAACCCTAGAAATCCACCACCACCCATGTCATTCTCCTCTTGCTGTTCTTAAAGGGCATTTGATGTCAAGAAATCGACAATCTTCACGCCTCATAGCCATAATCACTAAGTCACCATCCATGTGAGCATCGGGGATTTCGGCTATCACTTTAAAACCAAGGTGTCGGTTCAATCTAAGGGCATCTTCATTACTGCCACATATTTGCCCTAGTATAACGCTAACTCCTAGTTTATTAAAGGGATAATCGAAAGCCGCCCACAACAAATCTCGACTCATCCAATTTACCTCATCTACTGCCGCAACGTGCATTTGACACGCTTTTGGCATAAAACTACAAAAACCTACTACTGCTACTAAATTACCGTCAATTTCTTGCCCAATACATACTGTTTCTTCTGGTAGGGGATGGTTCATTATTCTTACTAGCCAATCCCCCATATATTTCTGATTATCAGTAGTAACTTTTCTCAAACTACGCCACCAGCTTCCATAACATAATCGGTAGAAGCCCAATGCAATTCAATTCCTTGACTAGCAGCATTAAGGTTTACAGACCCTGTATAGCCTATTCCTGTGACACCTTGCCAAATCTTAGTAGTAATAAGTCCACCAGCCCATACATTTCCATCCCATTTTGCATTATCCCAAGAGCTTTCGGATTGAGTATTTGGGTTAAATGAAACTGCACCTAATTGAGATTGGGTGTCAAAATCTACGCTAATACCGCATAAAACGCTTGGTACACCGCCTGAAGATTGCAGGATTGGTCTAACCATAGTAAAGCGCTTTAACTGACCTGGTGTTTCAAAATAGCTGTAGGCTTGTTGTGCAGTTGCAGTAATATTTGATTTATCGTCAGATGTATCTGAGTAAAAAGTGCCTACAAATCCATTGCTTCCAAAGTGCATATCGGCATCGCCTGACACTTCCCAACAATAACCTTGAATATTGGTAAATCTAGCCCATGCTTTTGTAATGGTGTGCATTACATACTGTTCCACTCCGTTAGGAATTGGAATATTCAATATCAACATATTTTCGCCAGCAAAATAATTAATTTGCCAACCAAATCGGTCAAAATAAAGGCTTGCAGCTTGTGAAACAGCAAAGTAAATCTTGTCTGTTAAGTTAATTCTAGGGTCTAAACGGCTAGACTGTAGGGCAGAAGCCAATGGCACTAATCCGTCTTGGGTAAGCAAAAGCAAGTCGCCAGACCACTTAAAGAAACATCTACGGCTAAAGGTTTGGCCTAATTGCCATACACCTTTTAAAGCCCAAGTTGTAGCAGAAGATGGGTCTGTACCGTTATAAACAATAACTTCACCCATAGATGTTACAAATACTGCATAGTCATCAGCGCCTTGTCCAGCATCTAATGTCCATGTACCCATAGCTTGCAAATAACCAGAATTACGGGCAATACCACCAAAATAGAGGGGTGAAGCTGCGCCACCAATAGAATCTACTGGCAAATACCAGCAAGCTAAAGTGTCTTTTTGGGTGAAATACAAGCGGTTTTTAAACAAATTGACATTGACGAATGTATTTGAATTTACGCCAGTTATACCAATAGTGGTATATGCACCTGTTACAGAAGTAACTGTAGAAGTGCCTGTAGATGTATAGGTATAGGTATTTGCGCCTGTTACTGTAATAACAAAAGTACCATTTAAAGTGCTATCAGAAGCACCGCTAATAGTGACTCGATTGCCTGTAATTAAGCCATGTGCAGTTGTGCCAGTAAATGTCGCAGTAGCAGATGGGCTTGTGCGAGTAATTGCGCTAATTGCAGCAGCAGTAGTAGTTGTAGCTACATAAAACCATGCGCTACCATCGTAAATCATTACTGGGTCTACGCCATTGCAAGCTACTAAGAATTTTCCACCAGTATTAGTAATGTTAACTGCTTGCAGTTTATCGCTAGAAATACCACTAAATACCTTAACCGCAGGGTTAGCTTTAGTTTCCCAAATGTCACCACCGGCTGCGCCAAATAGCTTATAAGTACCCACTTCGGTGTAATTCATTAGGGTATTAATAGCGGTACTAGCTTGATTTAAGTAAGTACCTACTACACTTGCGTTACCTCCAGGAGTGGTTATAGGAGAATAAGTAAAGGCTGTAGTGCTAGTAACTGTAATTTTAAATACACCGCTATATGCCGCCGGTGTTGTGCCTGTAATAGATACATAAGCACCAGTTTTTAAACCATGTGCTGTTGCTGTAGTTAAAGTAGCTAAACCGCTTGCATAAGTAATACTGCTAATTGATTTAACGCCTGTAGATGTAGTCAATATGGAGGCTACGCTATAGCCTTTACGCATAGTGACATCAGTAGGGGTAGGAAACCAGTTAACCAACTGTACTGCGTCAGTAGGACTCATGTTTGCAAGGGAATCCCTAGCATTCCATCCGCCAATAGGTGATGGCACAGAAGCAGTTTTAGCTGTGTTTTGTTTGGCTCTCTGTAATAGCATTATGAACCATAGCCTGTGTCTGGTATGTTAGCGTAGCCAATCAACACTCTGCTTGCTTGTGGTGAGAATGACAGGTTAGGTGCGCCTTTATCGTTAGCTTTAGCAACTGATAAATAGCGCTGGTAATCTTGTGCCACTACTGTAGTGTCAAAGCCTTTAATGCCCCAATATTTCATTTTGGTCAACAAAACCATGATACGGTCATCTAAAACCGTAGTATCTGAGTCGGCAGTAAAGCTATTCTTGATTGCACCAGCAGCGCTTCTTGCCCAACCCTTTGACCGATATTCCCATCCTAAATACTCTTGGGTATTCATAATAGGCCAAATACAGAATTGATTATCAAGAATACGCCAGCGCACTCTTGGCCCTGTAGAAATATAACCAGACTTCAACCATTGCCATTGTTGGGCATCTTCTGGCCCTAACATTTCCCAATGCTTTGATTTATCCCAATGGGTTCTATTGGTCATAGTTTCAAAGTCATCAGGCAAGTCATAAGCAGTTTGGGCGCAAACTACTGATTGCACGCCATTACCTGTTGCGTATTGACTCATTACTACTACTTTTGTAGTGTTATTTGCACTTACAACATAAGTGTCTTGAGGAATGTTATAGCCTGATAACTGCCATTGGCTTGTAACATTGCTTAAATCTGTGCCTGCCTCAAAAGTTAATGTAGTAGAACCATTAACAGTTGTGGCATTGGCGGTTAAAGATTGTGTGTAGAAACGATACTGCACCTGGAGGGCTTGCCAATCGTACTCTTTTAGCAAGTCATAACCAGCACCATTCATCAAAGCAAGAATCTGCTGTACATCTTGAGAAGTGTTGCCAATTACAAAAGAGGGCACAGCCAAGTTTAACTCGGCTGCGGTCTGTTGCACCATTTGAAGCATCGTTTGGGACATATTAGGCCTCTACTACTTTCGGTTTGCGTGTTTTAGGTTTCTTTTCCGCAACAGCCGCAAGTAG